GCTATGCTTAATATGCCTCATCATATTCATAGGCATAGATTATTAAATATATCTAATCTACTAACTACTGAATGGTATTCTACTGATTATCATGACAAAGAAATTCTATTAGATAGAAGTTTTATAACTAAACTAAGATATAAAAATATTTTTGATATGAGAACTACTAAATATAAATATCTGTCAGAAATAATGCCAATTATTGCTAATAATTATGTTCTACTTTCTTATGATTTTTGGTTAAAAAACTATGAAAACTATATTAATATTATATCTAGTAGATTTCATTTAAAAAAAATTGGAAGCCCACCACATTTAGAAAATAAAAATCCATACATGATTACTCCAGAGATTAAATCTATCATAGAGTCAAATGCTGATTGGAATTTAGAGCAAAGTTTGGGATTCTATAAGAGAGTCTAAAGAGATTGGCTTGACAAGCCGATACTCGTAGTGTAGAATCGTAGCATCATCCCTAACATTGGAGTTTTTATGATTGTTTTGAACACTGTTGCCGAAAATAATACTGTGGAAATGAGCAAGAGTAAGGCCGATATTTTCTTCTCTACATTCCCCAAAGATAAGGTTGTAGCATATAGAGAATATTGGGAGAGTGTTCGTCCTCAGAATGTTGAAGATATTTTTCGTCGTTATCTCTTTGCATACTGCTCCGTTCATACTACATGGAAAGGTAATTGTGCAGGATATAATGCTATTAAGAACTTCAATGAATGGCTTGATAACGAAGAAGTTTTAAAGGATAAGTTACACAAGAGTGGGGTTGGTCTACATAATAATCGCACCAAATACATTTGGGACTTTGCAACAAAGTTTTGGGCTAATCCAAAAGATTTTTATTTTACCACCAAGAAGGGTCATGTTAAGAAGCGTGATTCTATTGTGAATAAAATTAGTGGTATTGGATTGGCAAAAGTTAGTTTTGCTCTTGAAATGATCCATCCTAATGAGGCCAGAGTGTTGTGTGGGGATGTTCATCAACTCAGACTTTACGATATGGAAACACTCAAATATAATAAGAGTAAGAGTGGAACCAATTTGTACAAAAAGATGGAACGACATTGGATGGTCAATTGTGGAAAACAGAAGATTCCATCATACATCGCCCGCTGTTTGTATTGGGATAATTTGCAGAAGAAAGAAGATAGCCGATACTGGAGTTTTGTTCTTGAGGATTAATTATGAGCCAAAATGGTAAGGGTTCTAAACAAAGACCAAAAAGCGTAGATCAAAAAACATGGAAAAAAAACTATGAACGAATCTTTGGTAAAAAAAGACCAAAAAATAAATAACTATCGAACTCTTTTCATACGATGTGACTGTCATAGTGAAGTTTTAGTCATTGATTATGATGGAGTATTTAAAATGATCGAATTATCTATTTTTAGTTCATTACTGACGTTTAAAATGTCTTTTTGGCAAAAAATACGATATATTTATCAAATACTCAAAAACGGTAGGCCGTATACCGATCAAATCATTTTGCACAAAAATCAAATAGATGAATTAAAAGCATTTCTGAATAGTATATAAAACGGTGTAATTATTGATGTGCTTATAAAATCCTTAATACAAGGAGATACACGATGATAATGAAAAATTATGTTGCTGATGAACTAAGTAACAAAGTTTACCATCTTCATAAGGCACTGGAAAAAGCACAGGAAATTATATATATTTTAGAGACAGAGAATAATAATCTGAAAAAACTGATTGAACATATTGATCAAAATAAAATGGAACCAGTGGCCGCATAAAAATTCAAGTTGAGGGTGTTGACAAACCGATAATGGATGATACAATGAGGATACAAAGCAGGATTCAACTGGTCGCGTGATCGGTACTGTTTTGTTGGATTTGGATTGAATTGGAGGTTGATTATGGCTGATGTTAATGTTGTTGAGAAGCAGAAGCGTGTTCGTTGTTCTGACGAGCAGTTTCTTGAGGCTGTTTTTTCGTCTAAGACTTATGCTGAAATTGCCAGCAAGACGGGTCAAAAGGTTGCTACTACAATGGCACGTTTTGCTCGTACAAAGGCCGCTCTGGCTAAGAAGGGCATGGAACTTCCATCAATGGAACGTGCAAAGCCCACAAAGACCGTTGATAATGTTGAGGCTATGGCAGAAGTTGTTCGTCGCCTAAAGGCTCACGCTAACGGCTGATTTTAAAATCTAGAACTTCCGGCTACAGCATTTAAATGATTGAGGCACACACAGTAATCAACCTCAAATTATTGATTGTTGTAGTCGGTTGTTTTAGTTTTAATTAATCCTGCATGAAGTTTTCTATGACAATTAGAACAAATAACAATACACTTGCTTATTTCTTCTTGAATGGTTTGAATAGAACTAGCACTCCTAGACATGACAGATATATTCCAGTCTTTAATCTTCGGATCAATATGATGAAAATCTAAGCACACAGGAGTCTTTTCTTTACAAAATTTACAACCTTTTCTCTGTTTATACTTATTGATAAAATTTTGATTTCTTTTTTTATATTTAGGATTATTATTCCTAGCCCTTTCACAATAAACTTCTTTATTTGATTCATAATGTTGTTTATGGTACTTTGATTGACAATCTTTACATTTACTTTGTAATTTACCAAGTTTTTTATTTTTGAAAGCAAAACATGATTGTTCTTTTTTTACTTGACAGCAGGAACACTTTCTGTTAGAATTCATATATTACCTCACGGTGGCGAAATTGGTATACGCAAGGCACTTAAAATGCCTCGACTTTTAGTCATGAGGGTTCGACTCCCTCCCGTGAGATTATTTACACCAAAGCGTTTGAAAAATGAATAAACATTCTGATCCTCTTGATTATATTTTATCTTGTTGTGAACAAGGATTAATGCCAGAATTGTTCTGTGTGCAAAATGCCAAAGATGAATTGCAAAAACTTCGTAAAGATTTAAACTCTTTTAAAGTTGTAGCCTATGGACGAGTTAATGATAGACTAGATTTGTATGATCTGAATATTAATCATAACCCTTATCTCAACCAAGATGCTATTGTTCCACTCTATTCTAACAAACAAGAATTTCTAAAAGAAGATTGGAAAGGATATAGTTATGGTCGCTCTACCAAATAAATTTTATCGTGGAGTAGTTCATAGCCCAAAGAATCCTAAGCATCCCAACTTTAGATTCTTGATTGTTGATACTGTCTACGAAAAGCAGGACGAAAATGGACAGTGGTATGTTGATTCATTTCATAGTTATGAAGATTTTCTGTTGCATAATCCAGACAAAGGAGATTCTTTTTATGGAATATATGGCTCATACTGGATTGATATTCCTAGAAATACATTAAAAATTGGAGAAACATTTGATCTTAAAGAAGCAATATTAATTGCTGAATCTATTATGGGTAATACTATTACAGAAACCACAGAATAACATGATAAGCAATCAATTTGAAATTGATTATAGTGATTGGTTTGATGAAGGAGGATGCTGTCAGGTATATCCAATCAAAAATCATAAGGATTTAGTCTTTAAAGAATTTAGAAGTAAAAAGAAAGCCAGCGAAGCATATTCCCTTCAAAAGAAATTAGCAAAATTCGATCTTGCTCCAAAAGTAATAACTAAAGTGTGCAAATTAAATTTTGCCGAAGAAAAAGGAGTGGTTTTTTATGACAGTAGCGATTGGGGATTCATAACAGAATATGCTAAGACCTGTAAAGCAAATAGCACTATTAGCATGAAAGAAATTCAGGATTTAGTGGATGATATTTTAGAAAAAACAGGTTTAAAATTTTGGGATTGTCATTGGTATAATATTGGTCTAGTAAAAAGAGAACAGTCAAAAAAGTTGGTTTGTATTGATACTGGACGGGAAAGTTTTGATGGTAATGCTAATGCTTGGGGAAACGTTGATCCTGGGCCTAGATGTTCGTATTGTCAAAAATATAATTGTAAATGCTAGGAAAATGTTATGCCATATATTAGTGAAAATGATAGAGCAGAACTAGATGATTGTATTGACCAATTAACAGTTTGTATTCGTGATATTAAACATTCATTAAATAATCCTCATGATTTTAGTATATACTTGGGGCGAATCAATTATTGTTTTTCCAGAATTATTGGAGGCTTGATGGGTTATCCATCATATACTAAAATAGCAATGATTACTGGTGTATTAGAAAATATCAAACAAGAATTCTATAGAAGAATTGCTGAACCTTATGAAAACCAAAAAATTGTGCAAAATGGGGATATTAAGGAGTATAGAAAACTAAATTAAGGAGGTCGTTATGTCGAAAGATTTTGATCATATTATGAAAGAGGTGATGAAAAGCAATAAAGAAATTCATAGTATAGATAAAAATATATCAAAAGATATCACCGACCTAAGTAAACAAATTAAAGCCATAGAACACAAAATCACAAGAATGGATGAAACTCTTGAAAAAATACTTGATATATTAAATAGTATAACGGTATTTATTGAAGAAAATGATGAAAATGCTCCAGACTTAGATGATGAAGAAGATTGGACACCCTATGATGAGCGTAATTTTAACTATGATGACAATGCCGATGAAGATGATTATGCTGGTGATGAAGATTGGGAAAATGAGGACAATTAATCGTGGCTAGTTTAGCACTATTGGTGACTATAATATTTTTGGGAATGATATTATTTGGCCCATTATTGCTATTAATAAATAAACTGAATATTTTTCCAAAGACTATAATTCAATTATTATCTGTAGTTTGTGCTATTTATGGATTATGGTGGACATTAACTCTTGTTACGCCTATTCGGTGGCTAGGATTATTACCCATATATTGTGCGTACCTTGCAACAAAATCTAAAGACGAGAGGCTTGACAACCGATAACAGTATGGTATGATACGCTAATCACAGGTTGATAACGAAACATATTGGAGAAGAAAATGAAGTTGGCAGACAGGACGGTTGAGACTCATAGTGCTGGTGTTAAGAGCGAAGCAGGATTCACTATCGCCCAAACCAGTAAAATGTTTAAGATTTTATCAGACTCTCTTTATTCTGACAAGGTGATGGCAGTTATTCGTGAATTGTCCACCAATGCTTATGATAGTCATATTGCTGCTGGCAATAAGAATCCTTTTAAGGTGGTGTTGCCCAGTGCTGGTAATCCTAATTTTGTAGTGCGTGATTATGGTACTGGTCTTAGTCAGACCGATATGGAGAACCTGTATACAACTTATGGTGCTAGTAACAAGAATACTAGTAACGATTTTGTTGGTTGTCTTGGTCTAGGTTCTAAGAGTCCGTTTGCATATACCAAGAGTTTTACTACTAGTTCTTATTACAACGGACAAAAGTATACTTATGTTGCCGCTATTGATGATAGTGGTGTTCCTACTCTGAATCTTTTTAGTGTCAGCGAAACCGATGAGCCTAATGGTCTTGAGATTAGTTTTGCTGTAAAGCAGTATGACTTTGCCGAATTTAGCAGCAAGTCTATGCGTATTTTCCACTACTTTAAGATGAAGCCTATTATCGAGGGTGGTGTTCTAACTAATCTAAAAGATCATAAATATAGCAATAAGAATATCATCTTGAGCGGTGATGGTTGGAGAGTTTGCCGTCTGAATAGTGATACTAATTATTATCCTAATGTTCATCATCATATTGATAGTGGCATTGTTGCATTAATGGGTAATATTGCCTATCCTGTTAAGGCTAGTCAGATTATTGGTGATGAAAAGCAAACCACTAATGATGCTATTCAGCGTTGGAATCGTGCTTTTCAAAAGGCCGATATTGACAGTTGGAAAAGTTTTGTCAATGAAATTATTAATCAAAATCTTTATCTTGAACTTGATTTTGGTATTGGCGAACTTGAAATGGACGTTTCCAGAGAAGGTTTGCAGTATACCAAAGATGTAATCAGAACCTTGCGTGAAAAGACTCAAGAGATTTATCTTGAGATGAAGGAAGAATTTAGTAAGAAAATCGCCGCCGCCAAAACCAAGGTAGAAGCAATTACGCTTTATTATACCCTTAACGATCTTGCTGGTGGTTGGGGAGTTGGTGCTGAATGGACTGATAGCAAGGGTAAGAAGCACAATATTAATTCTGGACAGGATCTAGAGTATAAGATTCCTGCCGGAAAGAGTATGTACGTTTTTAATTATCGTACTGCTGGCTATCGTTCTCGTCGCATGGTTTATCAAACAAGTAGTATTCATCATAATACTCTTACTGGTAAGGGAGAATACTATTGGAATAATCAGAAAAAGACGGGCGAACTGTCATTCTTTGTTTGCGATATTAAAACAGAAGAAACAGCAAAGAAGATAGTTACTAGATATTGCAATGACAATAATTGTTTTGCGTATCTAATGATTGATACTAAGGATCACACCAAAGCAGATGAAGGTTTTGATAGTCTAATTGCTGATGTTGGTGCTGACAAAATCAAGAAGGTTTCTGACTACAAGGATTTGATTAAGAGCAATAGTCCTCGTAAGCAAAGTAGTCGATCTTCTAATGGTGCTGTTAGCGACCAAGATGTATTTTTTATCTATGGAGAATCTAAGGATAGCGGTAAAATTAGCAATCCTTATAACGACGCTCCTTGTCTCAGGGTTTTGACAGAAGATGAATTGGAGGCTTTTGAAGATAGCGATGAGATTATTTATGTTCCAATCATTCGCTATGCTAGTGCTTCTAATGAATATCCGTCGATCTCTGATTTGAACCTAATGATAAATGATGTTGCTGCAACATCTCTAGTCAAGGATTTGTTTGGGTCTAATAAGATTTATGCTATTAAGAGTGCTTTTGTAGATAAACTCAAGAAACAGGGTTATACTCTGATAGACTTTAATACTTTCTTCAAGAATCAACTCAAAAGAGTTGCCAAAGATAGTCTGAGCAAGTTGTCAGAATATAACGGTATTGTTGAATTTAGCAAAACTCAGAACAATTATTCTGCTAAGAATAGCGATACTTACTATGGATATGGCACTCTTGAAAAACAATTCACTTTTCATATGCTTAATATTTTTGGTTTGGACTATGACAAGCATATCAATAATAAGAAACTGGTTGATGCTATCAATTATTGTCTAGTTATTGAGTTCTTTGTTGATACTGTTCATCGTTCTTCTTTTGATATCAAGCGATTCAAAGCGACTGATTACTTTGGTCATATGACCAAACTATTAAGTGATATTGGAATCAATGGTCTTGATAGTCAGAAGGTTCGTAATAGTAATATTGCGTACAATTCTTTAGTATCTTATATTCAGAGTAGAATGTATATTCACAATGAAGATATGATGAAGGAGTGTCTTGGTATTATCAAGCCAGATGTTTCCAAGAAATATAATCTTCCCAAAATGGAAGATGTTAGAAAAGATATTAAAACCGAACTTGACAACAATCCCGTTTTGAAGTATATTGTTGGTAGTCGTGCCGTGTCTGGCGAACTAAGAGAACTATCTGGTTCAAATGAACCGATTAAACAACTTGATGACAGGCATTACTACAGCGGTAATACTAAAACATGGTTGACAAGTCTAAATGATGTGGAAGCATTTAGAAAGCAAATTGGTAGTTTAGTTAAGTAATCACAGGTAACAATAGGAGTTTTACAATGGCTGTTCCGTTTATGTTTGTTGATGGTAATTTGACGCTGGTTCTTAATAACCAGAGTTATCAGGTTTTGCCGGATCATATTAATTACAAGATGATTCTTGAGCGTTTGCCAACAGCGACCGCTGATGAATTGCTTGAGATTGTTGATATTCAAAAAGCAGTCGCAGTATTTAGCGATGGTCTTGTGGATATTAAGGAAGGTAAGGTGTTCTACGATGGTGACGAAGTTCATGGTAGTATTAGCAAGAGAATTCTTGAGTTTATGAGTAAGGGTCTGCCATTTCAGCCTCTCGTCAACTTTCTGAATAATCTTATGGATAATCCTAGTATGCAGAGTCAGCAGGAACTTTATGATTTCCTTGAGCATGAGCATCTGCCAATTACTGAGGATGGATGCTTTCTAGCATATAAGGCTGTTCGTAGTGATTATATGGACAAGTATGCTGGAAAGTTTCGTAACAAGGTTGGTGATATTTGTAAGATGACCCGATCAAAGGTTGATGATAATCGTGGTCGCGGTTGTTCTCAGGGACTTCATGCTGGAGCATTGAACTATGTTGCTGGTTACGGCAGCGTCGATGCTGGTGATCGTATTGTTATTGTGAAGATTAATCCTTGTGACGTTGTTAGCGTTCCTAGTGATTGTAATTGTGAGAAACTTCGTACTTGCCAATATGAAGTTGTTGGAGAGTATCAAGGCGAACTTCTCAAGCCTCTTTATTCATCTAACTTTGC